GTCCCTCCGTATGGGTAAACCATGGTGGGTCTCTTTGTAGTCTTACGGTCGATGCCAAAGGCGACCCACTTGCGTGCGGTAGAGTTACCATTCTCTGCGTCTTTGATTAACTTGGCTTCAACATGGGATGCAATGACAGCATAGATGTCTTGAGGGTATGGTGTGGGTGCAGCGTTGGTTGAGTAAGCGGTCTCTTCGCACTTGGTTAGACAGGCGAGTAACTGCAAGCCATTGTTAGTGGCGTCCTGAGCGCAAGGTAACTTACTTTTAACAGAACCATTCTTAACAAACTCATCCCACTCAAAACACCACGCTAGGTGTTGCCAAGGTTTGTCAGCATCCTTCCATGTTAGATGCTCCATCGGGGCGGACGCAATCAGATGAGCTTCGTCGGCGTAGTCGTAGGCCCACTGCACGCGCTCCTCTAACGTAACCTTGTCAAACCCGTAGGTATTTGCCCCGTGTATTGCGAGCCACTCGGCGTCTTCTTTGGTCTTTAGTTTTTCATCCCGGTAGAACTGCAAGAGACCCCGGGACGGGTCTGCATTCTGCACATTCAAAAACGCAGGGATGTTGTAGACGCGCCCTCTCCAATCAACATTTGAGGGAAAGAAAAAACGATTACCCTCAAACTTTTGAGCGAGGTGAAGAACCTTTGCAGTTAACAACCGGCGCGACTTTGTGGACAGGTTGAGGTCGTAGATTTTTGCAGCAGCTCTGCGCCAGCTTGTGTTGGCTTCCTTGTTTGTCTTGAAGTCTTTTGGAACCGGAGGGAACTCTTCGTCTTTGCGGTTGGGGATGTCTCCTATGGTGACGTTGTTATCCCACGCCCACTCCATGACATCTTTTACTCTTGAGTTAATTTCCCAAGGAGTTTGCTGAATAAGGTTGACGGCTTCCATGGGTTCCTCAAGCGCTCCGGTGATGGAGCGGAGGTAATCCATATTAGTGCTCTTGATAAAAGATATTGGAGGTAATCTTTCATCGTCCGGGTAACCGCCTTTCCATACGCTTGTCCAAGGCTCAGGCGTTTCGACACTAGGTAACCAAAACGGTTCGACCAGTTCTCTGTTCTCGTTGTAATTCTCAATCCAATCTAGGAGTTCTTGAGTGGGAGTAACAAAGCGCGTTGGCTTTCTCCCGGCGCGTTCTAATACATAGACGTATTCGATTAAACCGGTGCAGTATCTAAATAGTTCTACCGCATTCAATCCCATATTCAGCTTATCTCTGGTGCCCCACTTGGAGAACTCTGGCATTAAACCTTTACTGGCTTCGTGCTTCATTGAGGAGCGCACATGGCGCACCTTTGCTTTTAATCCTTTGCGTTTTTTAGCGCCAAGAAGAATTCCTTTGCCTTTTTCCTCGTTGTTTTCTAATAAAAACCGACAACGAAGCTCGTCTTCTACTCGCGCTCCTAAAAAAATAGCTACCTGAGATAGCGAGCGTTTTTTAGTGATGCTGTCGATTATGGATTTAACAGCAATGAACGACAAAACCTTGGGGTTTATGGTTTGAATGTCTATTTGGTAGCGTGCTGGTGTGGCGTAGGAAGTAACTGAGTCCCGCCATTCTTTAATTTTTTCAGTGTATGCGGGGAGCACGTTGCGCATTAGTGCTTGCCCGTATTTTGTTTCTATTTCCGCTTCGCGCCCCTTTGCGCTTTCTACTTTAGAACGATACCTACCCACCCCCAAGGTAAGCATATCTTCGTTGAGTTTATCCTGTGTTAGCTTACTCATCTGCGGTTGTTGTGTTTATTTTGTCTACACATCAATACAATGCGTCGATTTTTGAAACAAAATTCTACATGAAGTGTTGGACGCAATCCATGATAGTTGCTGAGCGGTGGTAAAAAAATACCACAGGCAGTTGTTAGCTACCTGTGGTTTTAATTTATTTTGAGTGTATGTTTGCGTATTTAAACAGCACCCATACCCATAGTATAATGATTAGGTATACTGCGTTGGACAGTAACCAGTAGAGTATGTATTTAATAATGGTTCATGGTGTTAGTGTAGTTGGTAGTTAACCGTTAGAACACTTTTGTCCCAGCAAGCTCTGCAGTCTTGGCATGAGTTGTTTTGATGCAGAGCTGGACAATTGAGGGAAGCGCCATCGAACCCGACACTTGATTGCGTTGTTTTGGTTCGTATTTGTATCGGATTCGATGGCTTTTGTCCCACCATGCTTGCTGAAATACGTATGTTTAGGTTGTCAGCAAGAGTTTGGCTTTTTAACCACTGTGATAACAGTTTGGTTTCTCTAGTAGGTAACCAGAACTTAATATCGGGTAGTGATAGTGCAACATTGTTGATGGCACTAAGGTGGTCTAACGATTGAATATCTCCGCTGTCGTGCCAACGGAAATATCCACTCTTCTCCTTTTTGCTGATGAGCTGCGTGATAAGTTCTCCCCATTCAGTCTCGTTTGATAGGACTGCGTCTAGCCGTTTGTATAGGGCTTTTTGGACGTTGTCGAATAGGTAACGATTCTTAAGCGCGTAGCACCCTGAGCAAACGGAGTTGTCAATTTGCCGTAGCAAGGAGCCTCGCTTACAGGCATAAGCTGGTAGGCTATACCCGTGGCACGGCATCTTGCTAGGCTTTGATAGAGAACCGATGCGGTCCTCTAGAGCTTTGATGGTCATTTGACCCCGTTAGTGGTAGCTTGTCGATAGGATAGCGTGCGTCAGGACAATACCTAACGTGACAGGCGAAACCGGTTCTTTGAATCCTTGGTAGACTTTTTGTGTGCCTTGAGGAGTAACAACGATGATAGTGTCATTGTTAAACTCGCGAACACCAAAGCCCATTTCGACAGCGGCGGGGATAGCTTTTTTCCAGAACGATGCTGGAGCTTTGGACGCCACTGAGTTTTCATCAAAGAATTGTTCGACGCTGTCTTTGTCGTAGTAGCCCATGTTACGGCGTGATGTATCCTCGTGATGCTGAGTAACCGCTAGGTTGTTTGTCCCAGTTGAGACCTACGTTACGCACGTTGTCATGCGTGAGCGCTTGCCATAAGTGGTCTGTGTATTCGCGCTTGAGCGGAAGCGGACAGACGTTGGTGCGGTCACCATACTTGGAATGACCTTCTGCGTATGGCTCTTTGGTCTCTTTGTCGATGGCAAGTTCACCACGGTGGACGTAGGTGTATGCATTGAGCAGACGCCACAGTGTATACTGTTCGTTACCTTCGTTGTCTCTGTAACCTTCGGGATGTTCTGGTTTGTTGAACATAGCGTGAACACGGTGAGTGCGTCCGGGTTGCACGAAGTTGTTGTCAGACGAGTTGAGACCAATGAACGCATGAGCAATTTCTGGCGCGATGTGCCAGTTCTTGAACATGATGATGTCTGAGCGTAGTTCTTTGACGCTGTCTTTGTATTCTGATAGTAGGTCAAACATACGCTCGTGGAACTTGTCGAAACCGAACCTGCTGTTTTTGGCTTTGACATGAATGTCACCACCGAACATTAGATTAGAACAAACAATAACTTTGTTACCGATAGCAAGTTCCATAGGAAGACGCTTGTCGTGGCTATTGCGAGCGATGATGTAAGTTTCTACATCGTTTGCAAGTTGTAGCTCTTTGTTTTTGATACGCGCAATAAGGAAGAACCTATTGGCTATTTTGGCTTTGCGTTTGTTGAGAAGCACGGGGAAGCCGGGAATGCGTAAAGGAACGTCTGTTGATTGGACAGAGTCAACTTTGAACGCGATGTCGTCGATGTCGATGTTGAAGTCGGAACAACCTTTGACAACTGCTTTGGCGAACTCGTAGTGAGGCGTAAGCTGGTTGTGTGAATGATAGTTGCGACTTGTGTCACCATCGGAGGCATCAGGAGTATGGAAGTTCTTGAGGTCTTCGATGTTGCGGATTTCTTCGCCAGCGCCCATGACTGATACAGGGCTAGGCGTTATTGCTTGTGTTGGTGGTGTTGTTGTTTCCATTGTTCTATGTGTTATAGAAATTATACGAGAGAGTTACGGATTGTAGTTTCTTGAACGAATCTGTTCCAGTCTTTCATGCCTGTTTGCCTATATGATAGGTATTCTTTTCTAAGCGCTTCTGCTTGTTGTAGGGTGCATACTTGAGCTGCGCGTTTTTCTAGCTCGATGCGTATTTCTGGGGTCATGCGACCTTTAGGTGGTTGTGGTGTAGTCATCGTTGATGAATGTTTGTTGTTCGAAGTCAAACGCAGCACGGGTAGCTACGTATGATGGTTTGCGTCCTTTTATTAGTATGTTGATGTATTCTATTAGTTGGTTTGCTGTGAGAACTGGTGGATGATAGATGATTCGTCTAGGCGCTCCGTCTGCTTCGAGGAGGAATCCTGATGTGTCTGCGTCTTTGTGTATGTATTTGTCGTGCAGGGTTTCTACTTTGTCTTCAAATTCTGTGCAAAAATCTGCGTAGGTTTTGTCTACGCTTGTATATGGATGTGTAGGGCATGAGAAGAAGTATTGATAGTTACGCATATGAGCTACATCATCATTGTTGCCAACGTCACGGTTGGCGAATGTAGCAGCTAGTCATGTCATTCCATTTGAAATGTCGAATGTGTCTGTTGGCTTGCAGTCACATTTAAGGAATTCTAAGAGCTGATTTAAGGTTATCTTCATAATACACAACAAACAAAAAACAAACATTGTGGCACGCAATCCGACCCGGGACCGGGGCGTTGGTTAGGGATGGCGTGGCGTAAGCCACCTAGATATTTGCAGAAGTAAAAAGGCCGGCCCTCGGTGAAGAGGACCGACCTGTTGTTACCGTTGTTACACACAGTCTCTGAGAGGGTAACCTGTTTGTTTGTATGACGGGTTCTTTCTGTGCCGCCAGTCGTTGCGCCACTCGATTGGGATACCGTCAGGACGTTGGGCGCCGATAGCTGCGATACCCCAAGCGTAGAAGTCGTCTTCGAGGTCCTCGTCGTCTGGGTCAACGTGGTCAACTTGATGGTCCAACCACTTGGGAAGGTG